CCCGACAAGTACCAAGCAGAGAAGTCTTCCCCGGAAGATGTGACGATGACCCGCGACCTCTCGCTGACGGGCACGCAAAAGCTGGGCTACAACCCCGTGTTCTGCAACTGGGATGCGTGGGCAGGCCAATGGAAGCCCAAGTGCGTGGGCAAGCCACAGGTCATCCAGGCGATGGACATCAGTGCCAAGCTCAAGCAGTGCTGGGAAGCCAACTACGACGCGGGCGTTAAGCTGGTGGATTTGCGTCCAAAGTGGAGTGTGAAACCTGGCTGAGTACAAGGCGTGCATCCAGTGCGGCGTCTCATATGAGGAGACGCCTGCCTACTGGCATAAATCGAAGGACGGGTTTCACGCGCGGTGTCGCCGGTGCCGCAACGCCCATGAGAAGAAGGCCCGCAAGAAGAAGACCAACAAGAAGTTGGCAGAGATTGAGAAGGGTGCGGTCGATCTGTTTGTAGCCTCTGCAAGGATCGGCGGCGCAAACATCCCCCACTCATCGGAACTGCTAGAGGTTCTGATGGAGTATTTCGGCGGGGTGAGGGGCTTTTCAAACGTGTACCTCAAGCAGTTCTTTGACGCTCCTTCGGGCGGCGCGTTTCGCACCAAGATGCTGGACACCGTCGTCCGCTTGGTATCTGCCAACACCGCCATGGGTGGAGCCAAGAAACCGCTAACCGCCTGGAGCGAAGAGGAACTGGAAGACGAGCTTCGGCAGCGGATTATGGAGGCCGCCACAACGATCACGGTCCAAGGAATCCATCTGAAGGAGTTGCAGCATGGAGTGTCAAACGTGCCGGTGGTGGGATCCGACAGTGGCAACGTGGGGCCGGTGCAGACGCTACCCCCCGCAGGTGACGGCGGAAGAGCACTGCCACCCCGTAACGGACAGGATTGACTGGTGCGGCGAATATGAGAAAGCACCCACCGATTCCACCACCGCCGCCTCCTGAAGAGCCAGCGGTTCAAGGCATCACGCAGCACGCCCTCAATCAGCTGCGGGATGTGCAGATCGAACTGGCAGAACGCCGGATCGAAGCCCTTCGGCTCTATGTCCCAATGGCACGGCAGGAGGAGTTCCATAAGTGCATGGCCAGCGAACGCCTGCTAATCGGTGGCAATCGGTGCTTAGCTGGTGACCAGTCGATCTACGACCCAATCGCCCGCAAGCACATACTCATAGCAAGCATCACTGAGGATTTCCACGTTCAATCGCTGTGGAATGGCTGGGTGACTGAAAGCCGCGCCGGGAAGCCGTTTGTGAAGGGTTGGGATGATCTTTATGCGTTTCGCCTGAGCAACGGAGGGGAGATTCGATGCACGCTGAATCACCTTGTCCTGAGCGCGTGCGGGCGGTGGATGCCCCTCCGCGATGTGCTGCATCCAAGAGTCGTAGCTTCCCTTCCTCGCTCCACTTCGGGCGTTTACCTGCAAGAGTCTCCCGAAGGTGATCTGCGTTTGAGTCGTACACCTGCAGGTTCTCTGGCCGGTTATCCGCTGGATCGTCGTTCTTGTGATGAACGACTTCGGTTGGCAACAGAGGCCGTCCAAGAACACGTTCGCAAACAAGACGGTGTTCGCGCACATACCCCTTGCTGTTGCACGCGGGATGGTCAGGCAAATACAGCAGCACATAACCCGTTTTGTCCACAGTGCGGCCACCCTTCCACCCAGTATGTTCGGGACCACTTTTGGGGCCACGGCGGCGCATTTGAAATCCGTAACGCTTGCACGCTTTGTTTACGGCCTTGGAACTCACCCCCAGAAGGTCGCCTATCTGGGCCACTGTTTTGCGCTCAGCCTCATACCACGTTCTCATCTTCTCAACCGGCCAATCAATCTTGTTGTGGCGACCCATGCAATGCTCCTGTAGGGGGTAATGAACATGTGTATATTACCTCCTATGAGTATTTAGGGCAAGGGGAAATATGGGACATGGAAGTGGACGGCACCCACAACTACCTCATAGCGGGAGTGCCAAATCACAACTCAGGAAAGAGCGCAGCAAGTTTCATAGAGGACGCTCGCGCGGCCACCGGACAAGACCCTTACGGGAAGTACCCCAAGGAGGGCGGCAACCTAGTGATCATCGGCCGGAACTGGCCCCACATCGGCCTTGTGGTTGTGCCGATGCTCTTCCGTGCCGGTGCGTTCAAGATGATCAAGGACGAGACAACGAATCAGTGGCGGGCCTTTAAGCCCGGGGTGGACGATCCCTCCAAGGCCAAGCCAGCCCCTCCCCTCATCCCGCCCCGCATGATCAAAGAGATGAGTTGGGTGCTGAAGAACGCGGGCTACCTGAACAAGGCAGAACTTACTAACGGATGGACTATCAATTGCTTTTCCTCAGAGGGAGAGCCCCCGCAAGGTTTTCAGGCCGACTTGGTACATATCGATGAAGATATTAACAACGAACGGTGGGTTGGCGAGATGCAGGCGAGGCTTGCAGACCGCAAAGGCCGGTTTGTGTGGTCGGCCATGCCCCATAGTAAGAACGATGCGTTGCTGGGGCTGTGTGAACGTGCGGACAAGGCCGAAGAGGATGGGCAGGAAAACCCGATCATCAAAAAGTTCACCCTGCGGTTCTTGGATAACGCCCATATCGACCAGGAAGAAAAGAAAAAGAATATTGAGCGGTGGTCTGCCCTGGGAATGGACGAGCTTCGCATGCGAGCGGAGGGGGAGTTCACCACGGAAAGCACGCTCATGTACCCGTCGTTCAATCCTGGGGTGCATGTTCTGCGGCGGGAGGATCTACCCGGCGGCCAAGTGCCCGCTGACTGGACGCGATATGTGGCGATTGACCCTGGTCATACAGTCCTCGCGTGCGTTTTCGGTGCCGTACCGCCGGACGAAAAGTTCCTGCTGATCTACGACGAACTGTACATCCGGCAGGCCAACGCATTGATCTTCGGTGACCATTTTGCCCAGAAAGCTGATGGCCAGAGCTACCGGACTTTCATCATTGATATGCACGGTGGCATGCTCAGGGACTTGGGCTCGGGGCGTCTCCCCCATGAACTGTACTCCGAAGAACTGAAGAAGCGCGGCATTAAGTCGCAGATGAGCGGGTACGGTTTCATTCCAGGCTCAGACGACATTCCGGCCCGCACGGCCCTTGTCCGGCAGATGATGCACATCCGCGGTGACGGGACCACCAGGCTGAAGTTCTTGGAAGGGGCGTGTCCGAATCTGATGCGCGAGATTCGCCGCTACCGAAAGAAGACAACCTCAGTGAACGGTCAAATCTATGTGACCGACGAGCCGCAGAGCCGGGGAGAAGTCCACGCTATTCAGTCCGTGGAATACCTCTGTGCTTACGAACCGAAATACCACGCACCCCCAAAGACATATGGCCCCGATCCATGGTGGGTGCGTTACCTCGCGGATAAACGCCGCAGGCAGCAGTCGTCCGAAGACAACTGCATTGTTCTCGGGCCAATGGGGAGTAGACGACGATGAGCGATTACGTGATGCCGACAGCGGAATTGGGTGACTGGGTGTTGTTCCGTGCCCATGAGGGAGCAGAACTTGTCCCGGCCATGGTGACCAAGGTGAGCCAGAGGACTCTGACCCTGTGGGCTTTGGCCCCGGGTTACGGAGGCACCGAGAAGCAGTCGGTCCACCATACCACCGACCCGGGCGTGGCTGAGTTTCCGGCGTGGAAGGACTACGGCTACTGGGAACACAAGCCCCAGAAGAACGCTATTCTGGCCGAGAAAGTGGCACTTTTGGAGCGCAAGGTGGCCGACTTGGAAGCCCGCAGGGGCAAGTGAGGACACTAGCTAGTAGGAGTTTCCATGGATAAACCGCTTCGCCCAATCGTTGCCCGGTGGCTTGAGTGCATCAAGCAAGCTCAAGCCCATAAGCGACCCTTTCAGGAAGACGCTGATGAGGCTTTGAACTTCTTTGCGGGCGACCCGGATTTCATGTGGAAAGACGGCTACGCGAGAGGGGAAAGAGGTTACAACAAGGGCATGACCCCCCCGGCCTTCCGCATGCAGGTCAACCGCGTGTGGGAGGCTGTGCGTCTGTTCACGGCAGTCATCCATCACCGGAACCCAGCCCGTGCGGTGACGGCCAAGGAATATCCGATCATCGGACCCGCCCTCCTTGGCATCCAGCCCCAGCCCCCCGTGCCAGCCATGGGGCCGGACGGCCAGCCCATGATGGGCCCAGACGGCCAGCCGGTGATGATGCCAGACCCCGGGATGCAGATGTACCAGCAGGGCTTGCAGCAGCAGCAGATGATGCTGGAACGCCGCAAGTTGGTGTCCAAGCTCTTGGAAGACTACCTCAACTACACCCCCAACGAACTGGATCTCAAGCAGCATTCCAGGAAGGTGGTTGAGGAAGCGTTCATC